CGGGCGATCGTCCGCGCGGGCCACCGTGACGACCCATTCCGAACGCGAGCCCGCGCTCGCGCTTGTCTCCGAACTCGATCGCTGTGACGCCCGTGTAGGCTTGCCCGTTGATCTTGAGACTGATCGAAGGCCATCCGATCTGCGTCCCGTTCACTCGCACCGTGTCGCTCATGTCGTCCTCTTTCTCTCGCGCGATGCGCGTTCAGATCAGCCGGTGATCGTCTTCAGTGCGGGGTTCGTGTAGCCGATCGTTTCGACGATCGTCTCCGGGTACGCCAATGGGATGATCCGCGTGTCGACGAGCATCGTCTTCGTGCTGATGAGGTTGTCGTCGCGGTGCACGACCATCGACCACCCTGACGCCTTCGGAGCGCCGCCGAGAACCGCCTTCAGCGCGGCGCGTCCGCCCGCTTCGATCTCGAGCGCCTCTTCTTCGAGAATAAAGCCAGTGAGCGGATCGACGCGCACCGGATGATTGAGCCGGAAGATCAGAAAGAGACGCGCCGTCGCTCGAGCGAGATTCATCACGCGACGCATCGGCATGCGATCGAAGTCGGAACCGAGCGCCGCCATGATCCGCGGGATGTTGACGTAGACGCCTTGCGGGCCATCAGGCCACGTCCGGAGCACGCATGCGCGCGAGTCGTCGAGCCCCGGGTTGACCCATTCGTCGTGATATACGTTGTTGCCGTTGCCATCGGTGAGCGAGACGCCGATCGCCGCGCCGAGGTTCGGATCGGCGATGTTCACTTGCTCGTCACGGCGCGCGGTCTCGGGCGCGACGTGATGCGCGACGCAGCGACGATAGGAACGGCCAGAATAGCTGGACGAGATCTGAGCCGCGCCCGCGCAGATCGTTCCGTAGACCGTCGCCTTCGCGCTGAATGCGGTGTCGAACGCCGTTTTGTAGGTCGATTCGCTCTCGCCGTCGGTCGGGATCCGGAAGCTCGCAACGTACGCGCGCGGCTTGCCGAGCGCGGACATCGCCGCGAAGTTGGTCTCGACGGTGTCGAAGAGCGTCGACGTGATCTCGTTCGCGATGCCGCAAACACCCCACGCGCTCGTCGTGTTCATGAGCGCCGTCAGTGCGGCGCCGAGCTCGGTGCCGTTCGGGCATGCCGCGACCGTCGTCGCCGCGATCACGTCTCCGGCGCCGAGCGTTCCGGCCGCGATCGCGATCGCGACTCCCGTGTCCGCCGGAAGCGTGATCACGTTGGCCGTTCCGAGCGCGGTCGTGGGCGACATCGTGCGGCCACCATCGACCGACCACTGATAGGTGATGCCGGCGACGCCGCGTGTTCCGCCCGCGATGATCTTGACGTAGATCTGAAACGAATCGAGCGGCGCGTTGCTCGCGTCGGCCGTCGGAATCGACGTTCCGGTCCCCGTGAGCGTGAACGCGCCGGTCGTCGCGGCCGTCGTCTGTCCCGATCGGCACACGAGCGCGACGACCCCCTGATCGATCGCTCGACAGGCCAGCTCGACGACCGGCCCATACCCGAAGTCGGCGACGACCTTCGTCTTCGACGCGTAGCCCGCGGGAGTGGCGATCGGGCCCTTCGAGCTCGTGCCGAGACACGCGAGCGCCTTCGTCGTGCTCGCGATGACGCCGAGTGCGTTCTGAAGCTCGGTTTCGGTGACGGACGGTTGCATGGCTCGTGCTCTCTTTCTCGTTCAGGGCGTATCGGTCGCGGAAATCGTGTCGGTGTCGATCTGATCGTGGCTGTCGTTCGTGATCTGCATGCGCGTCGAGTTGATCGCATTTGTCGACGCGTACGCGGTTGTCTGCAACGCGTCGGGCACTTGCGCGCCGAGGGCGAAGACGATCCGGATCGTGGCGCCGTATCGACGCACGTTGTCTTTGTCGACCCATCGCGGATCGGAGAGCGAGACTCGGCCGTGGGATGTGATGTAGAGCGCGCGCAAGAACGCATCGAGCAGCAAGCGCGCCGCGATGTACTGCGCGCGCTCGTTCTCTGCGGTCGCTGCGTCGGTTTCGTCGACCGCTTCGAGGTAGACCGCGCACGCTTCGTTCAGCGTGTAGAGCGATCGCGGATTGCCACCGGGCCCGCGGGCCGGAGCGAGCTCCCCGAGCAGTCCGTCGTCGCCCGGCTCCCACACGACGCGGCGAATCCCCTCATGCCGATCGCGCTCGCGCCAGCCGAAGCGATGCGGCACGACCGCGGGGTCGGTCTGCGTCCATCGCAGATAGTCGCCCGTTCCGATCGTGCCCGCGCCGAGCGTGAGCGTGATCCCGACGAGCACGATCGTCGTTGCCGTTCCGAGCGCCGCGGGCGCTGTGTAGGTCACGCCGTCGTCGACGCTCGTCTGATAGGCGATGCCTACGATCCCAACCGTGCCGCCCGTCGAGAAGCGGACGCGCACCTCGGCCGAGCTCGTGGGCGGGCCGGCGATCGATGGCACGCTCGAGCCCGTCCAGATCGCACGCTCAAGCATCGTCAGAACGCCGGCCCACGTCGCCATGAGCGCCGCGACGTCATCGAACGTCTTCGGGATTCCGAGCGTCGTCGTCATCGCTTCCCCATGATGCGAGCGCGATCGGCGTCGATCGTCTCACTGAGAACGCGAGAGAGCGGAGCCGGAAGCGACCCGCTAGGGATGATCCGTCGTTCGATGCGCCCGCGCGCCTTGCCTTCGTTGTGCAGCGCTTCGGGACCGGTGACGGTCATCACGACCGCGCCGTTGACCGCTCGCACGGAGACCGCCTTGGCGGCGTTCGCGAGCGGTCGCGAGTCGTCCTTCGTCAGTGGCCACGGCTTGCCGTCGGGATCGACGCCGCGCGCGATCTGATCGTCGGTCTCTCGCTCGATCGCTCGAGCTGCGACCGGTCCGATCGTGCGCGGCTGCGCGCCGAGCTCTTCGAGCTTCGCGAGGTACCGATCGAGCGATGCGTCCGCGTCGCTCACGTGTCACCCGTGCCGCGGCCCGAGCAGTCTTCCGCGATCCCGTCGTCGATCTGCCGGTCCTTCCACACGTACGGACTCGCTTCGGTGTACGCGAGCGGTCCCGAGCGCGTGATCCCCTGCGCGTCGCTCGAGCTCGAGAGCGGAAGCTCGAAGAGGCCGGTGTCGCTCTTCGCAGCTTGCTCGATCTCGGCGATCGCCTGATCGAAATCCGCGCGCGCATCGACCATCGCGCGATCGAGCGGATCGACACCGCGTTTTCGATACGCGCGCCATGTCACGAGATCGGCGAGCCATCCCGTGACGGTCTCGGGGTACGGCGTGATGAACGGACGCGCGTACTGCTTTCCGATCTGCGCGTCGATGCGACGCGAGAAACGGAGCAGCTGCTTGTCGATCCATCCGGGCGCGAGCGTCTCGAGTCGATCGATGTCCGGACCGGGCATCGTCGAGAGCGCGCGAAACGCGGCGAGATCGAGGTAGGCGGGCGACGTCACGGATTACACCTATTGCAGCAGCGGTCGGAATCGAACCGACGCCGTGCGGTAGTGAGCCGCACGCGAGCCTCTCTCGCTGCGAAGTAAAGGAACCGACGACGCGCGAAGCGCGAGGAGTGCGAGGTTGAACGCCTCGCGCGTCGTCAGAGATCAGCCGATGGCGGCGAGGGTGACCGGGATGTGCACGAAGCCCGAGCCGGCCGTGTACGCGCTGGTGATCCGGTCGAACCGGATGATGTCCGCGGCGACGAGCGCGATCGCCTGGATGTGCGCGAGCGTGTCCAGCTTGCCGCCGAGGATGCCGGCCTTGACGCCGGCCGTGCCGAGCGTCGCCGTCACGTCGCCGGCCGCGCCGCCGAGCAAGTCGCCCTTCGTCGAAGCGGCGGCGTTCGCGCTCGAGATCCCGATCGCGCTCGCGGCGCCACCGGTCCAGCCCACGACGACGTCCCAAAACGGAAGCCCGTTCAGGCGCAGCGCGAAGCCGGCCGGCACCGTGCAGAGCACGGCCGCGTCCAACATCGTCTTGTCGATCGCGATCTTCAGATCGAACGACTTGTCCGCTCGGATCCAGCGACCCGTGCCCGCGTCGGGCGTGATCAAGAGATTCGAGAGCGCGCTCGTGGCGCCGTCCATCGTGCCCGTCTGCGTCGCGTTGAACTCCCACAACGAACGATCATCGAGAGACATCACGACCATTCCGTCGGCGCGCGAGCCCGCCGCGATCGCGGAGAGCGCGGTGCGACTGGCGACCGTCGAGATCAGGCCGGCCGCGCCGGTCGGGCCGGTGATCGCGATGCCGCCCTGCACGAGCACGAGGTTCGCGGTTGCGTCGTACGCGATGACGCGTCCGCCCTTCGAGCGTCCGGTTGCCGTGATCGACACGGTCTTGCCGTCCTTCATGTACACCTCGGAAAACACGTTCGCCGCCGCGATCGCGCCGCCCGCGGTGTCGTTCGTCATCCACTCCGCGGTCGCTTCGGTCTCGAAGAACACGCGAACCGTCTTCGTGCCGTCGCCGACCACCGTCTCGGCGAAGAAGCCGAGGGCGACGAGCGTCGTCGACGTACCGGCGACGGTGACGAGGCCCGTGCTCGTGTCGCCGCACGCGCGTTCCCCTTGGGTTGCGGTGACGCCGTTCGTGAGCACGAACGCGTACTCGCTGATCTTCATCGTGTCGCGCCGTCGAGTTGCCATGATCTTTTTTCTCCGTTTGGGGCGACGATCGGCCCCTCTTCAACGCCCCAAGGCTCGCGCCTTGTGAGTGCGAGCCGAAGAGCGAGCAGGCCGAGCTGCGATCAGCTCGCCTTGACCTTGATCAGCAGGTACGGGTGACCGTATCCGGCGACGTTGCGGCCGCTCGAGTGCCACTCGAGCTCGTCCGAGCGATCGAGGATCGCGTCGACGCCGTTTCCGCCACCGCGGCCGGTGTAGTAGCGAGTCGAGAAGGGCTCGCGATCGATGTAGACCATCGGGCCGAGCTCGCTCGATCCGAGCTGCTCGACGATCACGTAGTAGCTCGTGTCGTATTCGCTCTCGACGAGCTCCGGGCCTTCGGTGACCTTCCCGTAGCCCATGCGCGCCACGTAGCCGGTGAAGTCGGCCGAGCCCGCGCCGCCCGCGGCTTGCGCGCCGTAGAACTTCGCATCGAGCAACTGAGCGACGCGCGGGAACATCGACGGGCCCACGAGGATCCCGGCCGGGCGCAGCATGCGGACCTGATGTCCGTTCGGCATCTTGATCCCGCGGATCGCCTTGTAGACGGCCGCGAGATTGATCGCCGCTTGGTCGAGCGTGACACCGGAGTCGATCCGGTAGCCCGCGCCGATCAAGAGATTCGAGTACGTGCCGGTCTGGCCCGCGCCACCGTCGAGCGGATGCGACGCAGAGAAGAACGGGACCGAGTCGTAGCCCGTGCCGCTCTCGCCGGCCTTCAAAAGCTCGGCGACCTTGAGCTGAGGCCAGTACCCGAACATCGCGCCCATGTCCGTTGCGTACTTCGCAGCGGCGCGGAGACCCTCGCCACCGTCGACGCCGTTCGCGTCGATGTCTTCGAGCTGCTGACGACGGATCCGAAGGCCCGCGCCCGCCGTCTTCACCGTGAACTCGGTTTCGAGCATGATCGGGTCCTGAAAGCGGAAGTTACCGCCCTGGCCCTGATCGAAAAGCTCGGCCGTCGACAGGAACCACGCGAGCAGCTCGCGCTTCGTCGCCGTCGGACGCCGACGGGCGATGAGATCCCACCACACGTTGCGCGGATCCTGAAAACGCGCGTACTCGTTCTCCTGAAGCGCGCGCATGTTGGACTCGAAGTCCATGACGTAAGAGACGGTGACGATCGGCATTGCGGATTCTCCCGGTTGGCTCACAAGGGGCGACGATCGGCCCTCTCTAACGCCCCAAGCCCCGCGGCTATCACCGCGGGGCGATCAGAGCGACGCGCTCGAGCGTGTCAGCCGGCGAGAGCGGCCTTCGCATCCGCTTCGCGCTTCGCTTTCGCGTCCGCCTCGCGCTTCGCGAGATAGGAAGCGCGCTCGTCGCGAGTCATCGCGGGGAACGTCGCCTTCATGCCGTCCATCTTCGGCGCGACGTGCTCGGTCGCGATGCCCATGATCACGTCCATCGACTTCCGCTCGGCCGTCGGGGTGATCGAGGGACGCTCGCCCGCGCCTTCGGGCCGCGTGCCGCC